AGACGAGATTGAGCAAGAATTAACTCCATTTGGTTTTATAGACGATGGTGTTATAGATGTAGACGAGGTTATAGTTGAGGGTGGTGAGGTTTGGACTAATATAACGAATACTGGGAATATGATGTTTTAAAAACTCAGATTTTATAAATAATAGTATCGAAAAAAGGTTTTTTCGACAATTTATTTTTTATTTAATATAGGAGAATGACAATGGGATTTCAATTAAGTCCAGGCGTTCAAACGAAAGAAATCGATTTGACCACGTCTATCCCTGCAGTTGCTACCAGTTTAGGTGCTACAGTTGGTCGTTTCACATGGGGACCCGTAGATGAAACATTTCTATGTACCTCTGAGAACGATCTAGTTAATGTCTTTGGCAAGCCAACTAATGATACATATCCTGCATTTTTAAGTTCTGTAGCATTTTTAAGTTATGCGAATTCACTTCAAGTGGTTCGTGTAGTTGATGCTACAGATACTAACGCCTCTGACGCAGGTGGCGCAGTACTGATTAAAAACGCAGATGATTTCGAAACACAAAAAGATTCTGGTGCTTTAACCGAATCTTTCTACGCAAGATACCCAGGAACTTACGGTAATGGTATTACTGTAGAAATGAGCGATGGAACTTCATGGGCCACTTGGACCTATGCTGGTTCTTTTGACGTAATGCCTGATGCTACTAATAATGAAGTTGCGGTTGCTATCGTAATTGACTCAGAAGTGGTTGAATCGTATTTAGTTTCTAACGTTGAGGGCACAAAAGATACATCTGGTAATAACATCTTCATGGATGAGAAAATCAACAAAATGTCTAAACTAATTTGGTCGGTTGCATCTAATGTAACTCCAGCAGTTGCGACTACCACTATGACTGGTGGTACTAGTAATGCAATTGGTATGGATGATTATAAACTAGGTTGGGATTTGTTTGCAAACGCTGCTGAAGTGGACGTAAACTTACTAATTGCTGGTGGTGTTACTAACGAAGCGAAAGCAACTGCATATGGTGTACAAAAGTACATGGCAGAAGTAATTGCTGATGTTCGTAAAGACTGTATGGCAATCTGTTCTCCTGCTAAAGAAGATGTATGTTACGTTGGTGGTGCAGCAAATGCTGTTACTAACGTTATTGCTTCTCGCACCGATGTTTCATTTAATGTTGCTTCTTCGTATGCTACTATGGATGCAAACTACAAGTACACGTATGACAAATATAACGATACATATCGTTGGATTGGTTTTTCAGCGGATGTTGCTGGTCTTATGGCTAACACTGATTCTGTTCGTGATTCTTGGTGGTCGCCTGCTGGTCTAACTAGAGGTCAAATTAAGGGTGTTGTTAAATTAGCATACAACCCTAATGAGTCACAGAGAGACGAGTTGTACAAACTTCCTAACGGTATTAATCCAATTGTGTCGTTCCCTGGACAGGGTACTGTACTTTGGGGTGATAGAACTCTAATGACAAAGCCTTCTGCATTTGACAGAATCAATGTTCGTAGATTGTTTATCGTTATCGAAAAGGCAATTGCTATTAGTGCTAAAGGATTCTTGTTTGAATTCAATAATGCATTTACTCGTAATAACTTCAAAAATATTGTTGTTCCATACCTTTCGGGGTTACAATCACGTCAAGCAATGATGGATTTCCATGTTGTGTGTGATGGTAGTAATAATACTGACGAAGTAATTGATGGAAATCAGTTTGTTGCTAGTATCTTTGTTAAGCCTTCTAGGTCTATTAATTTCATTACTTTGAATTTTGTTGCCACCAAATCTGGTGTAGCATTTTCTGAAGTAATCGGACAAGTATAAGGAGAACGGATATGAATATTTCAAACTTTTCAAATCAAACAAAATCTGGCGATTATGCACATAGTAATCTATTCAAAGTTTTATTACAAGGTGACAATGAATCTGAATTTTTGATTAAGGCTTCTTCAATTCCAGCTACTACAGTTGGTATGATTGAAGTTCCTTACTTAAACAGAAAGATCAAAGTTCCAGGTGATAGAACTTTTGCAGATTGGACTATTACAGTAATTCAAGACACTGGTGGTACTGTTCGTTCGAAGTTAATCGAATGGCAGTCAGAATTGCAAGCGTTCCATACTTGGCAGGGTACTGATGCTGGTATGCCGCAAGAGGCTCATAGAAGTATGGTCATTTCTCCAATGGGTAGAGATGGTGGCCAAGGTGGCACTGGTGTGGTGATTTCAGGTTGGCCTACAGAGATCGGTGCTATCGATCTAGGTTGGGAAACAGCTGATACGATTCAAGAATTTACTGTAACATTTGCAGTGACTTGGAGCACGCCTGGTTAAACTTCCTTTATAAATATTAATAATATTTAATAAGGTTAGGATATATAATGGAACTATTCGGTTATAAAATTGAAAAACAATTAGGTTCGTCGTCGCAAAAGAGTTCAAGTTCTTTTGTGCCGCCGGATTCACTGGACGGTTCCACTGTTATCAACGGAGGAGGTATAAACGCCTACTCCACCAATTTTGACGTATCTTTCAAAAACCAGAAAGATTTGATTGGGCAATACAGAAGCACAGCACAAAACCCAGAGGCAGAACTTGCCATTGATGATGTGATTAATGAGGCAATTGTATTAGATCCATATAAGGACGCAGTTGAAATTCATTTGGATAAATTGGACGGACTTAATGTTAGTGATAACATTAAAAAGACAATTAACGATGAATTTGATACTATACTAAAGAAACTAGAATTTAATAATTTTGGTCCTGAGTTATTTAAGCGTTGGTACGTTGATGGTGCGATTCACTATCATATAGTTTTTGACAAAGATAATGTCAAAAAAGGTATTAAAGAGTTAAGATATATCGATGCTCTTGATATCAAGAAAGTAAAAGAAGTAATAAAAGAGAAAGACCAAAGTGGCGTTGAAGTCGTTAAATCAGTTGAAGAATACTGGGTTTATACAACAGAAGCTATTGGAGGACTTCAAGCACTTAAAATTGCTAATGAGTCTATTGCTACCGCAGACAGTGGTTTGTTTGATAGCAATAAAGAAGTTACATTGTCTTATTTACATAAAGCAATGAAACCTATTAATCAACTTCGTATGTTAGAAGACGCGATGGTGATTTACAGAATTACAAGAGCACCAGAAAGACGGGTGTTCTATATTGATGTTGGTAATCTACCTAAGACAAAGGCTGAACAATATCTAAGAAACATCATGAACAAGTTTAAAAACAAAATGGTTTATGATGCGACTACAGGTAAAGTCAAAGACGGTAAGAATACTATGTCTATGATGGAAGATTTTTGGTTACCTAGAAAAGAGGGTGGTCGTGGTACTGAAGTTACTACATTGCCAGGCGGACAAAATCTAGGTGATATGGATGACGTAATGTATTTTCAAAAGAAAGTATATCAATCGTTACATGTACCACCATCAAGAATGGAACAAGAACAAACGTGGGGATTCTCACGTGGCGGAGAGATTAGTAGAGATGAAATCAAATTTACTAAATTTGTTACTAAACTAAGAAAGAAGTTTTCAGATTTATTTTATACATTACTAAGAACACAACTCATTGCTAAAGGTATTATAAGTAATGATGAATGGGAAGATTATAAACAAAATATTGATTTTATATTTTCGGATGATGGTTACTTTAGTGAAATAAAGAAACTTGAGATGATTAGAGAAAGAGTAGAAATACTTGATACTATTTCGTCTAGTGAAATGGTTGGTCGTTATTATTCTGTAGAATGGGTTAGAAAGAATATCCTTATGCAGACAGATGAAGACATTAAGGCTATGGATGCGGTTATGGCAAAAGAAAAAGAAGCCACCCCAACCGACGAAGATGGTGAATCAGAAGACACATATTAAGGAGTAAAGCATGAGCAACTTAGAAAAATTAATTAAATTTGCTAGAGCAAAGAAAGCAACAGAATTTAAAACAACTTTTACCGATGAAGTATCGGCAAGAGTTTCAAGCAAGTTAGATGCATTGAAGCAAACCTTAGCAAAAACTATGTTTGCCAAAGAAGAAGTTAATACTGGTGATAAGGAAGCATATAAAAAGTTCTTTGATGGTATGCTAAAGAAATTTGGTGTTGATTCGCCTGAAGATTTAGACGGCAAAAAGAAAAAAGAATTCTTTGATGCAGTCGACGCTGGTTGGGAAGGCGATAACGAGGAAGACTAATGAAGTCATTTAAGCAATTTAACGAAGAATTAAACGATTTTGAATATGTAAACGAATATATTGAATTTACATTAGAAGAGTGGGAAGACCTTTCTGAAGAAGACCAAGATTTATTTGAAGATATTCCTGAAGGAATTACTGTTGAGGAGTTTATGACACTCGAAGGCTTCAAAGCAATGAATAAAATGAAACGCAGGAAGACGCAACGTAATAAAGATTTAAGTAAATTTAAAGACCGAGGCAAAAAACTTAAAGCAAAAGTAGACAGAAAGAAAGGTGCTAATAAAATTAAATTAAAGAAGCAAACTAAAAAACGTGAGAAGAAATATGGTCATAAAATGAAAATGGCAGATAAAGCTTTCGGACATGCTAAGTCTAAATTCAGTAAAAAGAAATAGGAGAATGTTATGAGACTAATTTCTGAAATTAACGAAACTGTAAATTACATTACCGAAGGAAAGGGTAAAGACCTTTATATTGAGGGTGTGTTTTTACAAGCAGATTTAAAGAATCGCAATGGTCGAGTATATCCTGGTGCGATTATGGAGAATGAAGTTAAACGTTATACCGAAACTTACATTGACAAAAAACGTGCTTTTGGTGAGTTAGGACATCCTGATGGACCTACTATTAACCTTGACCGTGTATCTCATATGATTACATCGTTGGTTAAAGAAGGAAGTAATTATGTTGGTAAAGCAAAAATTACAGATACTCCTCACGGAAACATTGTAAAGAATTTAATTAACGAAGGAGCTCAACTAGGTGTATCATCACGTGGTATGGGTACGTTAAAGGCAAACAAACAAGGAATTCAAGAAGTACAAAAAGACTTCTACCTTGCTACTGCCGCAGATATTGTAGCAGACCCCTCTGCTCCGGATGCATTTGTAAATGGCATCATGGAAGGAAAAGAATGGATTTGGGACAACGGTATTATCAAAGAACAAGAAATTGCAGCTATGAAAAAAGTAATTGAAAGTACGAGCAAAAACAAACTAACAGGTTTGGAAGCACGTATTTTCGAGGACTTT